GGGGCGAACTTCGCGAACATCCGCTACTGGCGCACCGACGGCAACCCCGAGTCGAAGATGGGCATTATCGCCGTCAACTGGACGCCGGGCAGCGATGACAAGGAGGGGCTGAACACCTTCACCCTCGCGGGCACCGGGCGCGGCTTCCCGACTGACATCCCGAAGCCAGAGCCCGAAGTCATCCCGTGACCTCGAGCGACAGCTACGGGGAGTTCGCCGATCCGTCACTGTCGCTCACCTGGCGCGGCACCGCGTACGCAGTCGCAAGCCCTTCCGCATGGGAGGGCTTGCGGCTCCGCCGACTCCTCGACGCGAACATCGAAAACGTCAACGACGAGAACGAAATCCGCGGAATCCTCGGCGCAACGCTGGACGTCCTCGCGGCCGATCGAGTGGACCGCGAAATCGTGCACCACATGGGCCGAACCGCCCTCGTGCACTACGGGCGCGGCCCCGAAGCGGGCCTCGCCCTGTGGACATTCGGCCGGAGCCTCGACCTACTCCCACCAGACGCGCCCGTCGACGAGTCGGCCCCCGGTTTCATGGGCCCGAGCGATCCAGGCGGCGGCCCAATCGTCGACCGCGAACGCATGATTCGGCGCTGGTTCAATCCGCCCGCACTCGCCCCGAAACCGAACGTGCTCGAAGGCGTCACCCTCTCATGGGCGGACATCTTCAAATGTTGGACCGAGCTCGAGCTCGACTTCGACGCCCGAGGCTACGACCTCGGCGGCGACATCCTTCACACCCGCACCTGGCGATGGTTCGAGATACGCGCACACGACATCGCGCGCTCACCGTCGACACGTCTCTACCGGGCGATCTTCACACCGACCAAGTAAGGACCGCGCCCCACCATGTCGCAGAAGCTCCCAGACCTCGCCGAATACTTTGACCCCGACCTCGGGTTGCCGATTCGCGGCAAGGTGTACCGGATCCCGTCGCCCGGCATCGACGAGGGCGACCGTCTCCGCAAGTACCTACTGTTCGGGCCGACGCCCGTCACCGAACTCGACGACGCGACCGACGAACTCGTCGCGATCCCGTTCACCGACGCCGACATTCACCGCATCGAGGTCGCCGAGGGCGTCAAGATCCTCGGCCCCGTTCGCGCACAAATGTTGGCCGACGGCGTCCCCGACACTATGGCGCAGCACGCCGCACGGACAGCTCTCGCCCACTTTGGCGCGGGCCCGAAACTCGGCCGCAGCTATTGGCAGTTCGCGCACCTCGCCGACCTCGTCGACGTCGATGCCCTCATCGCCGAAGCAGCCACCGCAGCCGCTCAGAGCGACACCAAGGCCCCCGCCGTATAGCGCGCGCCCTCGCATCCCAGCTTCCCCGAAAGAGGCCCCACAATGACAACTAGAGTCGGCGAACTTTATGCAGACCTACGGCTCGACGACTCTCAGTTCGTAACCGCAATGGCCCGCAACCAGCAGGGCTTACAGCGACTAGGGGCAACCGCCACCACCTCGGCGAACACCGTCTCGCAGTCGGGCCGTGCAGCAGCCGCCGGCCTCGACACGATCGCACAGTCGGCGGGCAGGGCGGCGACCGCGACGAACAGTGTCGCCCTCAACTCGAGCCTGTCACAGGACGCGCAAAGGGCCGTCGCCGCTTACCACGACCTACAGCGCGAGGCCGACAAGTTCGCCGACGCAGCACTCGACGCACACGACAAAGCAGCCGGGGCCGCAGACGACCAACGCAAAGCCGAGGAACGCCTCGCCGACACGTACAGCCGCACAGCGAGCACAGCCGACGAAGTAGTCGACGCAGAAGACGAAGTGGCACGCTCCCGCGACATCGCTACGGCAGCATCACGAGCCTCGAGCGCCGCATCCGACGCGATGGAAACGTCGATGCGCCGCGCAGGACAGGCCGCCCGCGACTCCGCAGGCGACATCGAAACCGCCGCCCGCGAATCCCGCGAAGCACTCGAGACAGCAGCAGCAGCCGCCGAAACGTCGGGCAGGAGAGCAGGCACCGGATACGCGCGCGGCCTCGGAAACAAGCTCGGTTCGGGCGTCAGCCGTGCAGGCGCGAAAGCTGGAACCCTCGGCGGCGACAACTTTCTCTCGACGTTCGCATCGAAGATCGGCGACCTCGCAGGATCGACAGGCCCGATCGCCGGATCCATCCTCGGCGTCGCAACAATCGGCCTCACCGCAGGCGCACTACTCGCGGGCGCAATCAAAGACGGCATGCAGTCCGAACTGACCCGCGACCTATTCCAAGCACAGACCGGCGTCACCGAGGCGCAGGCGAAGACGTTCGGCCTCGCAGCGGGCGAGGCTTACGCGAATGCGTTCGGCGAATCCGTCGGCGGCAACCTCTCGACCGGCAAAATTGCGTTACAGAACGACCTCGTCGACGCCGACGCGAACGCCCGAGAGATTCAGAAGATCGTCGAACAACTCGACGGTGTCTCGACAATCCTCGGCGAAGAAATCCCCTCGGTGGCGCGCGCCGCCGGTAAGGCCGTGCAAACAGGATTCGCCGCCGACGTCACCGACGCATTCGACCTCATGGTCCAAGGCTCCTACATCGGCCTGAACGTCTCCGAAGACATGCTCGACTCGATCATCGAGTACGGCGTGCAGTTCGAGTCGGTGGGCCTCACGGGCGCAGAGGCAATGGGGCTCATGTCGCAGGCCGTGAAAAACGGTGCCCGCGACACCGACCTTGCAGCGGACGCGATCAAAGAGTTCTCACTCAAAGTCGTCGACGGTTCCACCGCATCAGCCGAGGCATACCAGGCCCTCGGCATGGACGCCGAAGACATGACGCGACGTTTCGCAGAGGGCGGCGACTCCGCCCGCGACGCCATGACCGAACTACTGCCCGCAATCCAGAACATGACAGACCCCGTCGCGAAGACCGCCGTCGCGACCGGCCTATTCGGCACACAAGCCGAGGATCTAGGCGACGCCCTCAACCACCTCGACCTAGCTACGGCGACGCAGTCGATGAACGACTACGAGGGCGCCGCACAGTCCGCGATCGACGTCATGGGCGACAACGCCTTCACGTCGGTACAGGGCGCGATGAACGGCATTTCTACCGCCGCGAACGGACTGAAAGCGGCTCTCGCGCAAGCGTTCGGGCCGTACATTCAAGAGTTCGCGGACACCGTCAGCAACAACCGCGCGGGCGTCATCGGGTTTTTCATCGACGTCGCGAACACCGGATTCGATGCAGCGGGCGCGATTGTGCAGTTCGTCGGCAAGGGCCTAATCGGTCTCGCCGAGTTCGCACAAGCAGGCTCGGACATGTCGGTCTCGTTCATGCGGTCGATCGCAGACATGCTCAGCGGCCTCGACATGATCGGCACAATCATGTCGGCGATCATTCCCGGTTTCGACTTTGATACCGGCGACATGGCAAAGAAGCTCAACGATGTCGCGGACATGGCCGAGAAGGCAGGCGACGCGACAGCCGAGGGCCTACGCACCGCCGGTCGGTACATGGCCGAAGAAATGCCCGGCCAAATCGACACGTTGCAGGAACGCTTCAACAAAGTCGCAATGCCACTCAAACAGTCCGCAGCTTTCAACGACACCCTGACCAAGCTAAACAACACCATCACCGAACTCGGGGTCAACGCCGACGGCGACCTCATCCAGTTCGACACCGCAACGTGGACAGGGAAACTCGACAAGGCGATACCCATGCAGGCCGCTATGTCAGAGTCGCTTGACGGTCTCCGAGGCCAATTCGAGGACCAGATTAGGACGGGCCTCGAGGCGGGCGCAACAGTCGAAGAGCTGACCGGGCAGTACGCCGCGAACCGCGACGGACTCATCCGGCAGGCAACGTCAATGGGCCTCAACAACGACCAAGCCCTCGCCCTCGTCAACAGTTTCGGCCTCGTCCCCGAACTCGCCGAGACACAGATCCGGTTACCGGGAATGCCCGAAGCGATGACGAACCTCGACCTCGTCCGCGACTACGTCACCACCGACAACGAGAAAAACGTCCTCGTGTCCGACACGTCAGACTCGACGCTCGACGCACTGAAAACGATCAACGCGACCGTGCTGAACGGAAAAATCGTCCCGATCGACGCCGACGACGACCAAGCGTGGCGCGACATCAAGGCGTTAACCGATCCGAAGTCGCTCATCATCACCGCCGAGGTCCGCAAGTCCCGAAATCAACTCGGCATGACCGACGCCGCATGGTCGAAGGCGATGAACGATTCGGCGGCGTACCGCGCGCAATCGAACGCCGACGGATCCGTCCGAACCGAAAAGTTCGCGAACGGCGGCGACACCCTCCCGTCCGACGCGACCATCCAGTCACCGCGATCGAAGCTCGTGCAGTGGGCCGAACCGGAAACGGGCGGCGAGGCATTCATTCCGCTTTCACCATCGAAGCGCAACCGGTCAATGCGGATACTCGCCGACGTCGCCCGCCGGTTCGGTGTCTCGATGCTCGGATCGGCTGGCGTCGCAATGGACGACGGCGGCGTACTCGAGAACCCGGCAGCAGTGCGGGCAATCGAGGGCGCGAAGTCGGTCAACGGCATCGGCTACGAGTACGGGCAGCTCGATTGCTCGGGCTACCAGTCGCAAATCTACAACGACCTCACCGGCAACGATGCCCGCTTCACCACCGACAGCGACTTTGCGGCACTCGGTTTCGTCAAGGGCCCCGACCCCAGCGGCAACGGCTACAACGTCGGCACCGACGGCGGCACCGGCAGGACCGGGCACATGGCCGGATCCCTGTTCGGCGTCCCCGTGGAGTCCGGCGGGGCGCACGGCACCGTCGCTTACGGCGGCGAGGCAGCGGACGAAACGAACTTTTCGACGAACACCGGCAACCGCGAAGTGTGGCACCTACCTCGCTCGGAGTGGAACCCCCCGATGGGCGACGACCCCGACTCGGCGCGCAACCCGATCGGCTACAGCACCGAAACCGACAGCAGCTCGAGCGCGTCGGGCGGCGACGACAGTGCCTCGTCGTCGAGTTCGTCGAGTTCGGCGGCGGGCGATGGGCAGCGCGTCCACGTCACGAACTGGCCTAGCACCCTCGGCGGCGACACAGCCGAGAGCGAAGGCAAGCCGAAAGCACAGTTCGCGGCGAAGTGGTTCGCCGACGGCGGCATCGAAAACCATGACGCCCACGTCAGCCAAGGGTTGCGAGTATTCGGCGAACCGGAAACGGGCGGCGAGGCGTACATCCCGCTAAGCGCGGCGAAGCGTGGCCGCTCCGAAAAGATCCTCACCGAGGTTGCACGACGGTTCGGTATGAGCGTCTACGCCGACGGCGGATTCGGTGGCGTCGGCAACGACAGCGGATCCGGTGAGCATGTCGGCTCGTGGGAAGTGCTCAAACAGGCCCCCCAGGGCAACGTACCGCTATCCACGCCCCGAAAGGACGCAGGGCTAGAGGTGTGGGCATCGAACGCCTACAAGGCCGTCTCAGCGGGCGTCGGGCTGGCATTGACCGCCGCGTCGGGTTTCGACTCGTCCGGCAAGTTCGTCGGGTTCGACACCAGCAATAACAGCATCCCCGGTTTCGACAAGGTTCTCGAGCAG